TCATTTCTTGCTTGCACATAAGTTGCAACGCAAAGAAAGAATGCGATCCATAGTAAATTATCTCGTAAGGTCTTTAAGGTCATAGGTGTGATCCCTTACTGTGTCTGCTAGTTGCCTGTATAAATTTTCTGCCATAGACCATGTTGCTTCTGCTGCGGACAGTCTTTGTTTAAGGTCGTTAATATCTGCTGTGGAGCTTGTTAATTTAGACTCCATCTTAAAAATAGTTTCTTGGTTTGCCGTAATAGTATCTGTCAAAGATAATACATATCTTACAGATGTAAATGTTCCTGCTATAATTGCGGCCACAACAGGAACAATTACAATATTCTTTTTAAACCACTCTAGTTTACTTTTTGTTTTTTTCATTACTTATAAAATCCTTTGAATACCCAGTTTACCCATTTGCTCCATAAAGACTTAACTTTGTTCCAAATTGTTCTGACTACCCACAAAATTTGTTGTTTAATTTTTTCTAACATTTCCATCTCCTTCTAGCTTGTCTTAGCCTTGAGTTTGGATCTTTAGCTGCTTTTGGAAACTTCTTCATTTGTCCAGCACTTCTAGCACAAAATGATTTACGTCTCTTTGAGGCCTTAGATCCAGGTTTTACTTTGCCTGTAACTGCTGTTCTAAGTTTTGAACCAGGATTATCTCTTCTGTACTTAGCAACACCAGCTGATGTCATCCCCGCTCCACTTTTTGTAGAACGAAAATACTTTTTACTTCGTGGAGGCATAGTATCGCCTCCACGTCTTAATTTTAAAAGTTCCGATGTATATACTTTATTAGTAACTTCCATCGAAAAATACCGTCACACTATCAAAACCACCACTGATATCGATAAATGCACCATTAGGATAACGAATACCTTCATCAGGAATGTAGGGATCAATCATACCAGCTGCCGCAGGGGCATCTAATTCTAATCGTTTATCTCCTGTTTGTGATTCGTTTCTAATGATCATTGCGCCAGCGGCTGAAGCTTTTGATACTCCATGCATTCCTCTAACTCTTGTTGCTCCTGCAAAAACTATTCCTGTTGTGTCAGTTGTAGCTGTAAAGCCAGCAGACACTGCAGTTATAGAAGCATCGTGAGCGACTTGAGTCACTGTTAAAAACTTTGTTGAACCAGTAACTGTACCAGCATTTGGACCAGTTCCGATTGTTTCGGTAATTACAGTTCCACTTGCGTTAGTACCTGTAATTGTAAAACCAACAGAAGCGTTATTAGATGCAGAGGTTAGTGTAACAGTCGTTGACATGTTTGAGCCATCGTTTACTGAAGTTCCAGTAAGTGTCATATTACCAGCGCCTGATTTTGTTTGTACGGCTGCTAGTGAAACGTTACTTGCTGAAACAGCTTTAAACATTTTCGCCTGTATACTTGTACTTGACATATTTTCTCCTAATTAAGTGCTCCCGAAGGAGCACCAGTTAATTATTATACTAAGTCCAATGTTGTCGTAAATGTCATTCCAATGAATGTCACTGTTATAGACGCACCAGATGCTCCAGGGTCTGCCATTGTCACCATAATTTCGTCAGGTGTTATTGGTATTCCTGCTGTAGTTCCTGAACCACCAGATCCTATTCCGTTTACTCCATTACAAGCAAAGATTTTAGCTGTTGCTGCACTTGATGCTAAAGCTGCGCCATCAACATAAGCTTGAGCTGAACCTTGTGTTCCAACATCTGCAATTACTCCACCTGTTGTTGTAACTGTGTTGTTTCTTACTACAACAAACATTGGGATAAAGTCTGCTGGGAAACCAATAGCTGCCTCAGTACCTGTTGTGGCACCGTTTGCTACTGCTACAGTTGCTTGGTAAGTTTTCATTACAAAACCATCAGTTGCAATACTGCTTAAAAATAAAGCACCTGACTCTACAGCTGCATCAGCTGTAACTGAATTACCACCAGTTACTCCATTTACATCTGCTATTTTAGTTACTGCACCAGTGGTGCTGTTTTTTACGATTGTTTCGAAACCATTTTCCGATCGGACTGGTCCCGAAAAAGTTGTATTTGCCATAATTTATTTCTCCTATAGTTTTACACCTGCAGTCTCTATAGCGTCTGCCTAGCCAGTCTGCAGATTATTTAATCTAGGTCTTTTCATTATACATAAAAAAAGGGGCGATGTGAACACCGCCCCTTCTAATTCGTAATACTAAAGTAAGTATTAGACTAATTTACCATTTCCAAATATAGCTCTTGGATCTGAGAATCCAAAAGAATATCTTTCTCTAGCTTTAAATCTAACATTACCCGTATCGAAGTCACCTTCCATTGCAGTTTTGATTGGTGATCTAACAAACATTTTCATGCCGTTAGGTACATCAGTCATTAGGAAAAAGGCATCTGTGTCAGTTAAAAAGTTATTCACTCTGTAACCTTGAGGTACCATTCCCATTGAAGCAATAGCGTTGATATCGTTATCAGCTGTTCCTACTCTTTGAGGAGACTTCATCAGTCTCTCAGCTGTAAATTGTAATTCTTTTGGAATTATCATTTTTACACCTTGAGTAGCAATTTTAAGACCTCTTTCGTCAACAAACGCTTGGATGTCAATCAAAGATTGTTCCAATGATGTTTCGTTAAGATCTGCCGCTGTTGCAAGAACATTCGAAAACGTTCCACCTGTAGCTAATGGGTGCTCAGCATTAATTAATGTTTTGCCATCCCCACCAGTAAATGCAGTGTTTTGCGCGTTGTTCAATACATTCGCAGCTTTTACTTGCTTCGTGTTTGCCATAGATCTTGCTAATGCTCTTGTGTATCTAGCTGCAAGTCTATCGTATAGGTTATCTTCAATTGCTTCTTCTGTGATAGCAAAAGCTAACGCGATTGTTTCGTGGTTGTATCTAGCAGTGAAAGTTTCATTTGCTTGATCAAACACAACTCCAGCACCTTCTTGTTTAGTTGGTGCAGAAGCGAATCCCGCTAACATTACTTCTTCTTCAAAAGCTCTGTCAGATGTTTCTGTAGTATAAATTTCAGCATGCTGATTTTCATACCTTTTATATTCCAGGCCGAATAGGGCATTCAATCCTGGCTCTAGTTCTTTAACTAGTTGCGATCGTGATATAGCCATAATTATCTCCTATTATATGCCTGTTCTGCTTCTATATTGGTGGTGGTTTATTCTCACCAAGATATTAGCGTTTGATGTTGCTGTGTCTGAATTATCAGGGTCCTGACAAATATCAATCGCTTGTAATACGAAAGATACAGTAGTTCCTGAATTAGATACATCCAACATTGCTTTAGATATACCAGTTTGTGTTACACCAGTTGTGTTCGTAACAGCGTAGTTTCTAAATAGATCTGCTCTTGTAAAAGCTTCATCAGCGTTTGCCAAGAAGACCGCGTCTGGGTCATCTACTACAAAAGCTGTTATATCACTAGCAACAATACTACCTGGGTAGTAGTTACCGTAAGTTGGCTTTTGTGTAGTTGGATCTGTATAAAACACACCGTTAAAAACGCCCACTGCAGCTGTAGATAAACCAGCACTGTTGTTGGTATTATTGTATTTCTCAATGTTACCAGCAGTCGTTACAATAACCAAGTCTCCTTGGAAAATTGCATGACCCATGTTACTAGCTATCGTGTATCTGTTTTGAGCACCAACCAATGGTGTACCGTCTAGTTTTCTGTACGGTCTTAGACCGAACTGTTCTTTTACGTTTGCCATAGTTTAGTTTCCTTATATTTAACGTTTTATCTTAAAGACCCGATAGCAATTGCAAAAAAATTATTTCTTGCGACTACCACCAAAGGTCACTTTTGACTGCCTCTCAATATTGATTGGCATGTCGGGATGTTGTTCCTTCATTAAATCACTATCAACACTTTGCATTCTATCTTGAGTTATTTTTTCAAAATATTGTTGTCGTGCCTCAAGTAACTCAATTGGGATTCTGGCCAACACCAGTCCTCCAATTCCGATTAACCCCTGATGTTTACCTTCAGATATAGTTGGATAATCATTTTTGCCTAACTCACTTACGATCGTATCAGCTCTAACAAATTCCCAACCCTCTCTGAGTTTACGAGATACATTTGATGTATCATCGAAACCTTGCACTGTTGTTCTTATCCAACGATGTGCAAAACCTTTCGGTGCAGGTGGCGCATCCAAACTGGATGATGGAGCCCAATCAACTTTTCTAACTTCTTTAGCTCTAGTTGATGACTCGCGTGAAGTTCTTATCTTTTCCATTAGTTTCCTCCCTTCACGAATTTTGCGTATTCCTCTAGTGGCACCCCTAATTTCTTAGCGATTACTACCTGTGATTTGGTGAGTTTCACAGACTTGCGTCCTCCTTGTCTTCGACTTACCCCAGCTACATTTTGGACGGGTTGCTTTGTAGCTACAGGTTCTTTATCAGTCGAATCCTGGGCAAACTTTTGAGGGAAATACTCCTTCATTCGTTTGTTAATGTTATTATAATACTCATCACTCTCTGATACAATACCCTGCCCCATAAGGTCTTCATGAATAGACATAGCAGCTCCAGTCATAACTCTGTCTGAGCCAAACCATTCATTTTTTGAAGCCCATTCCTGAGCTTTTTGACTTATTTGAACTGGTTGTTCACCAGGTATTTGTTCTTCTTTTGATGAGTCTTTGTTTTCCTCAGCTTGTTTTTTCTGAGCTTCTCTCTCTTGCAACGTTAAATTAACTTTTTCATTTTCAACAGCTAACTTCGTCATTTGAGAGTTTATCTCAGCTACCTTTTCAGAATCCTGTGAATCCATAGCTTCTTTAAGAGAAGTTTTTAACTTATCTTGTTCAGAAGATACTCGTGCCTGTATTTCTTTAAGGTAATTATTATCAGTCTCGCTAAGTTTTGTTTCAACGGTCTGATACTTCTTTTTTAGTCCCTTCGCATAATTTAAAGCAGCTTTTTCTCTTCTCTCTGCTTCTTTAGCTTGGAAAACTAATTCGTTGATTCTTTTTTGATAATTAGATTGTTTATCTTTTAAATTATCAGGTTTAGTTTCAACTTTTTTATCCTCCACTTCAACTTCTGTTGTAGGCTCTTCCTTTTTTTCTTCAGGTTCATCTTCAACTTTAGTTTCCTGTATTGGATTTGTGTATCCTAAATCTACATCTTCTTTTTTAGAAAAAGCTTCATTAGGTTCTACTGGTTTATCAACATTGATGATCTCCTCATTAACACCATCAGTGTCGATATCAACCTCATTTTGAGGTTTGTTTTCTTCTGCCATTTTACCCTCCTAGTAATGGTGCAAAATATCGGCAGGATTAGATATGGTCGCAATGATTTCATCATCATTTAAGATCCGCACTTCTCCGCCTTCTATTTTGAATCGAGAGCCTGCGTATCTTCCGAAGATAACCCAATCTTGTTCAGCGCACCATTTGCCTAAGGGAAACTTTTCTTTATCCCTATAACAAAGGTTACCTTGTTTTAATACAAGGCCAACTACTGTTGTTAACTGAATTGTTTCTTGAGTGTTTTCACTTAAATACAAACCACCTTTTGTCTTTTCTGGACCCGCGTAGGGAAGAATTAACATTCTGTAACCCGTAGGCGTAGGTAATCTATCTAAAAGTTTTTTATCTATTGCTTTTTGGTCTAAGACTTTTTTAACTTTAGCTTCATCTTTGTAAGCTTTTTTTAATGTCTCAGTCCGTTTCGGTTGCTCCGTGGACTCTGTCATTTTTATCGCTCCTGTTTTTTAAGCAAGTCAATTATGTCTTGCTGCAAGTCATCAAGTGACTTGATCTGTCCTCTAATATAGTGAAGGTCATTAACATTGTCAACATCTCTTACTAAAGTTTCTGTAAGTCTGTCTTTTCGTCTATTAATTAATTTTTTGATTATGTCGTTAGAAGTTGTATCAATCGCCATTTTTCTCCATACAAAATTTATTTTTACCTCGTTCAAGCTGTTTAAAGCCAAAGTGAGATAAACACTCTTCAATTAGATCCATCTTATAATACAAATAATCATCAAATACCATACGGGTATTTTTAGCTGATCTACTAGCAAACCATACTGCTTCTGCCAACACATCTTTAGTCGTATGTGGCCCGTCTAAAAAGACAAATGAATACTTCAATCCCGAGTAAACAGGGTGTTGCATAAAATCATTATCTTTCATGTTAGCAAAATGAAACTTACCTTTTTTCCTATACTCAGAAAAATCTTCAATCATTTGATCTTTCATTTTATCTGAATAAGTTGGTGCTTTACCTTTTTCACACCCTTCCCAAGAAAAGTCTTCTTGATTATCAAAATGTTGATAATCTAAATCACCATAAGGATCCACACCAATGTGTAAATAATTATTTTTTACATTATCCATTATGGTTTTAGAACCTTGACCTTGTCGAACACCAATCTCAACGGAATAATATCCAGCACAATCAAAATCTTTTGACCACTTTTTTAATAGTGCATAATCATCACTATCGCCTTGAATCATAATTATTTCTTACCGCCACGGAATATTTGTGTACCCTTTATACCAAAAATACTAGCCACGACAAGAATCCATAAATTTGTGAACCATTTCGGAAGCGACTGGAAATACTCGAAAAACAATTTCACCTTCTCCATCGCAGTTGGATCGTCAGACATAACTGCCCACATTAACACAATGATGGGCGCTGAGATGATTACGAGTACAAATTCATCTTTATAATCGTTTTGTCTCGCTTCAAGTAATTTTCCTTGGTAAGCTTCCTCACCTCGAGCCATTTTTTCTGCATGCATTAATTGTGCATCAGACATAGCCATCTTAGTTTTTTGTTTATTCGCGTAAATCTTACTTCCTGCTTGTAAAGCTATTTTTGCTAAACTAAACCACGCCATTTAATACCCTTTCTAATTTTTTATACTTCTCTCTACCGTTAGCATCTTCACAGTATTTTTTCAATACCTCATCTATCTTACCTTTTCTTCTCGCACTTAAATAATTATATATTTTGAAGTAAATATTCACTGCAGATTTACCTCTAGCTCTCCATCTCCAGCTATCTAAATGATGTTTTTGCCTTGGTTTGATATAAACAACAGATCCAGTATTGAAAAATTTATATATTCCATCAATTACATCTTTGTCTGTCATTTCAACAGAAACAGAAGGTATTGAGTAATTTTTTTTAGTTTTTTCGTATGAAATATACCCTTCGCCATCAATAATACCTGCGAAATATGCTTCTTGATTAGATTCTCTTTTTTCTTTTACTGGGAATTGTAATACCTTGCGGGTTTGGTCCTCTTTTTGGTGGTGGTCCAAATTTTTTTCCGCCACTAAGACCTTTTCTTTTCTCTCTTGCTGTTCTTGCCATAAGAATACATTATTTTTTTTCTAATTTTCTCTCTGCAATATCTAATCTTTTATCAGATTGCTCATCCTGTTGAGCTAATCTATCATATTCAAGATTTAATTTGTTTGTTTGTCTTTGATTTTCTTGATCTTGCTTAAATCTTGTTTCATCTGATTTTCTTTGTAGGTCCATAGCTCTCAAATCAACTTCTTGTTGTTTAATTCTTACAAGTGGATCATTTTTAGCCATGTTTGCCTGCATCTCTCCCTTAACTAATTCAGATGTTATCTCTGCAACAGCAGTTGCAACCGCATTATCAAATGCAATTTGGAAAGATCTTGGGTCTTCCTGTTGTAATCTGACTAGATTTGGATCTTGCATCATCTGTTCACCAACTTCTTTTCTTGCTTTGAAAGAAATATGGTCTGAAACATGTGATTGTAATAGCGCATAGACAGAAGGATTAATTTGCACCATTCTAGATTCCATAAAAGCTGTGTGTGCAGCTATGTGAGCATCATGATCTTGAAATTCAAAGGCAGTAAGTAGCTGCATTTGTAATGCTCTTGCGTTTTCTTTAGCAGGATCCATTGGTTCAGGTTGTCTTTTCGGTGGTTTAAGTAAAGTTTCGATTTGTTTTGTTCCTAAAGCTTCATAAACTCTTCTATATGCTTCGTGAATGTTGTGTAATTGTGGATTTGAACTAGCAATTTGTAATTGTGTTTGTGCTAACGTAACTCTTTGTGCCATAGACATAATATTTGGGTCAGCAACAGGTAAAACATCTATTCTTTTATCAAAATCTGCAGCTTTAATTTGTCTTGGACCACCATAAACATCGTATGGGTACTCTGGTGGTAAATATTCAGAACAAATTCTTGCCAAAATTTTAAATTCTAATCTCATTGCGTAGTAACATCGCTTATGAACACCACTCATCACCCTAGAACCACGTTCCATCATGGCGATAGTTGTGCCCACAGCTCTGTTTTGCGTGTCATTACCTACTGCAGTATCGGTTATCGCAGCAAATTTTTGACCCGCTTGCACTACAAAACCTAAAAGATTGAATAAAGTTGTGCTTGGTTCAGAAAAAGGTAAATTAAAAAATTGATCTCGTATGTTTCCGCCTGGTGCATCTACATCTCTGAACTCTCCAGGTTGTATTG